TACTTATGACATGTATACGCAGAGAAATTGAGGGAACAGAATTTAAATTAAAATATAATTTTATTGATTTTGTTGAATTGTTTAGTAGACCATTAGATGAATGTAAAGTAAAAATAGATGTGAGTTTGATTCCTCCTCATAATTCAGAAGGTGAGTATATTTTATGGTTAGCTGGATTAATCGAAAAAATTACAGAAGGTGGACCTAAACCACCTCCGCCTATAAAGAAGTTTATTCCAGAGTATATGAGCTTGAAATTTGAATTAGATTTTTTACCCTTAAATGAGGAAAAAATTCAAAACGAAGGTAAAGAAATTACGGATTACTTTAATTCAAAGCTTTATAAGGCAACTTTTAAGAAGTAATACTATATTGCCTGTGAGTTTAGCCACCGCCTTAGGGCGGTTTTTTTTGGGTGAGAATAATGGATTCTACAGAATACTTTTGGCTTACTCGGAAAAAAGAACCTAAAACTAAACCTAAAAGCCGGCCATTGCCTAAGGCGAAGCAAAAATATCTCGAGGCTGAGGCAACACTTAAGGAAGAACTTGAGGATTTGGCGATTGGTTTTGAAAGTAAGTTTCAACCGATCCATACCAAACACTGGCGCTTTGATTTTCATATTGTGAAATTGCGTTTG